TCGGCAAGTTGATTTCCGAGGGGTACCCTCGTGATCAGGCGTCGGCCATTGCGTACGATTATTCCAAGCGGTCTAACAAGGGGAAGAAAAAGTGAACGACATGTTGGAGCGGGCAGCGTGGACCTTTGCCCAAGCGTTTCTAGCAGTGTTTGTAATATCCGATTTGGCGTCAGCCAAGACGGCTCTGGTTGCGGCTGCCGCTGCGGCCCTCAGTGTTATCAAGACTTACGCTCAGGATCGTGTAACGAGGTAGTCATGGACCATTCCCACGACTGGAAGACACCCGAACGAATCAACGGTCCCAACTTCTGGCCTCCTGAGTGGGAATGGAAGTACTGTACCAGTTGTGGAGAGCATCGCAGGTTGACTGATAATGGATGATACCGGCCTTGATGCGCAGTGGGAGCGTTTCATAAACGAACAGGGACATGCCGTAGAGAAGGAAGTCTACGATGCCCTGCAGGAGAGCGCCCATCTGTTTGATGTCGTGGACGGTACGCACGCCAAGTGGGCCAACGATGGCCTGTTGGGTTTGTTGTTGGTGTTCAATGAGGATGAGGCGGAGATGCTGTTGGCGGCGTTCCACGCCAGCCTAGAGGGCGTTGAGGACGCCACCTATGCGTGGGGTGTGTGGGTTACGTCGCTGATGGGGATGATCCGCCAGTGTATGACAGGGGTGCAGGGGGAAGGTTAGGCCCGCAACCAGCGGCGTACCACATCGGTTTCTACGAGTTGATCCATGAGTCGTCTGCGTATCTTGTCTCGCCGTCGGGCCAGTGACGTTTTCGGGATCCCGAGTACGTATCCGAGTTTACGCAGAGAGTTTCCCTGTACCAGTAGTTGTTCGGTGATGTACCGGTCTTCAGTCGGTAGCGAATCGATGGCGTCCGCTAGGGCTTCCCGCAACTCTAATGTTACGGTAATGGGGATCAGTCCTGTACGGCCTTCCCATCCGGGAGCCTCTTGCATCAGGAGTTCCAGAGTCGTTAACGGTCTGCAGTTTATCTGATCGTGCCGTGCGTGCACGGAGCGAAGGTGGTCAAGGACGGCGGGGTCGTAAGGGTATTCTCGTTTGTTGGGCATTGCGCATCCAAGGTAGCCTGATTTTGGTGGCTGCTTGGCTGCGTATCTAGTATACCCTACTCTGCGGGTTTCGGGAGGGATGCCGGGTCAGTGTCGTCCACATGTAGGGCACTGATGGCAATGTTGTAACAGTCGATGGTGGGGGACCATCCGTTGGTGGGGTCCTCCCACACTCCGGCTTCCATGAAGGTGGATTGTTTCAGGAAGTCTTCTTTAAGCATGGCTCCCAGATACCACGCCATGGTGCAGTCTTTGAGTACGCGAACGAAAGCGTAGTAGTCGCAGTTCTGCTGGGTGCCGATGGATGCGACGGAACATTCGTAGTGGGGGAGGGGGCGTGAGGTTACGCATTTGCTTTTTACGTCCACTGTCTGGCCGGTGGGCATCACTACGTCCCAGTCGTACGTGTTGTTTTGTTCGGCGCCAGTGATTTTGGCGAAGACCATTTCGCCTAGGAATCCGTACACGTTGCCTTCGCCGTGGCGGATGGAGTTGTTCAACTTGCCCATTGCGTCGGCCATCCGTAGCGCCGTCTGATGCATTTTGTGCGGGATTCCAAACTCGTGCACTACTCAACCTTGTCTACTTTGACGGCGTGGATGCGGACGACCTGCCCGTCGTCAGCCCACGCTACACCGTTGAGGGCATCCAAGGTGAGTTTGACGTAGTTGTCCAAGTCTCCTCTGAGGGTGCGTGCGTCGTGGGGGGATTCTTGAACGGTGAGTATCGTTTCGGTCGGGGAGTATGCGAGGTGCACTTCGACGGGGCCTTTGAACAGGGTCCCCTTGGCTTGCTGCCATGCGACGGCTATTTCTTTCTCCTCGTCCAGCGTCCCTTTCGGTGTGAAAACCTGCCCCTTCTTGTTATGGCGTGGTCTGGCTTTCACCTTGGGGCGGCGACCGATTCTCACGGAGAAACTTTTCACTATCAGACCATGCTTTCTTGTGGGCTGCGCTTAATAGGTTGTCTAGTAGGGTGTTGCCGTCGGGTCGCTTTGCGTACTTTCCTCCCCAGTCGTTGTCTGCGTCTCTTAGTTCTTTCGCTATGTCACCGTCGCCGTACCCTTGACGTATCATGTGGCAGGCGAGGCTGAACAGGGTGCCGGAGCGGTCACCGTGCGGTTTGTCCGATGTGATCCGGGGGCCGTTGCGTCGGATCGCTTCAGCGGGACCGGTCAACCTGCGGCCCGTGTAACTGTACGATGCGCGGCGCACCGGGGGTGGTTCGTTCTTCTTGTACAGAACTACTGCTGCTTCCCATTGTTCCCCGGTGATCCGGGTTTGTAACGCTTCTGTAACAAACGAGTCGGCGGTGGGGATCTGCGAGTAGGTGGCTTTCGGGTTGAGCATTTCATGCTGCCCGGGTTCCCGTAACGCCGGGTAGGGGAGCCGCATCCCGTTGCCTATCTTCTTCCCGATCAACGATATCTGTTTCGGGTTGACCTCTTTGGTGGGTGCGTTCACGATGTTGCATACGCCGATCAGTCCGTCGCGGACGACCCGTGCGGCGAGCGGTTCGGTGAAGAACACCCACAGGTGGAACCCTTTGGACCGGGACCGTTCCACCCATCCTTTGATGCCGATTTGGGCGAGGACTTCGTGCACGTTTTTGGCATGCACAAACGACTCGTGCCGACCCTCGTCCCAATCGACACACCCCCACCACGCTGTGAACGCCTCTAAGGCCCCCTCCGGCCCCTGTAACGCCATGAGGGGGTACACACCAATGCCCTCCCCTTCTCGGCGCAGGTGGCCCTCTACGGCCTTCTGGTAGGCTTCTCCGGTGGCGGGGTAGAACGACCCGTCAGGGTTCTCCATCGGGTAGAAGCCGCCGTCCGGCAGAGACTGCGCCATGTTGCCGCCCTGAAACAGTGAGGCGAACCCGGCTACAGTTTCTGCACTGACGTTTCGGTCCATCGGCTTTACACTTGGGCTGTGTCCGGTATCAACTCTTCATGGTACGGGTGTACGTGACCGCACACCGGATCCATGTAATAGGTTTGATCCAACACCTTGGCTGTACGCTTGTTCTTACACAGGTTGAGGTTGATACTGTTGGCATGGTATTGGGATTCCCAATGCGACAGGTCGTTACGGTCCTTCTTGCGGTACACCTCCAACACGAAGATAGCCTCATGTTCGCCACCGTACCGGCCACCGTACAAGCCTGCTGCATGCCCCGGCGGAGACGACCCGCGTCCCGACTGGTGCACCAACCCTACGGGGACACGCTGATCTTTCGCCCACCGTTTCACAGCCTGTGCCTTGGAGGTGACACCGACCGAATCGGCGTCACCACCCGGCAGCAGTTCCAAATAGTCGATCATGCAAAAGTTGGGGGAACACCCCCACCATGCCGTCGCCTCATCCATAACCCGCGCCATCTCATCCAAGTGGATAGCCTCATCCACGATGGCAACCCGGGACAGTTCCTGTGTCGCAGCCCGCTCCAAATCTGACAACGTGTCCTTGTCCTGCCCTTTGTTCGCGTCCTCCACTTCTTCGGATGAGCGGCCTTTCAGCAGGCAGAACATTTTCATCAACACCAGTTCGCGTGGTTCATCCAACGAGAAGATGACCGCATGGGTGTCGTGGTGGTTGACAAGGTTCCACACAATGCTGTTGAGGAGGATCTGCGACTTGCCGGTGTGGGACCGTCCCAGAATCATCATCACCTCACCACGGCCCACGCCACGGGTAGCGAGATCAAACTCCGGGAAGCCCAGATACCACCGTTCCGTGGGGTTTTGAATGAACCCTACGAGACTGTCCACCACGGTGGAGGTGAGCGGGAACCGCTTGGGGCCTTTCGCCACGTTGGTTGCTTCCGCCGGGGGTTCACCCTCGTTGGGCCGGACAGCATCAGCCAAACGGAGGGCTACTTCCCCTTCGGTGAATAAGGTTGCCATCACTTATCAGAGGGTAATGCTAGGAGGACACCTTCTGACTGATCTGGTTTCCGATCTCCGTCAAAGCCTCACCGGTCTTGCCGGTCTTGGGGCACACGAAGAAGTTCGGGAAGTTTGCCGACCCGTCCTTGCGGGTCAACCACAGTCCCTTGCCGTCGGCGGAACGCCGGTACGCTGGACGTTTCGGGTTCTCGCTGCCGTCCAACTGCTCCGGCCAGTTCGTAAACCACTTGCTGTTGTTGTTCATCACGTCTCGCCACAGGTCGTCCTGTGCACCACCGCCGGATGCAGCGGGCCGTGGTGGCGGGGCGGCAGCCACGGCAACACTCTCGTTGCCCCCGGGAACGCTTTTCTGCAACCGTCGTACGGCCACCTCCGTAATCTCGTAACCGATGCCCAACGACTCATAGTTGGCGGTAGCGAGCCTGTCGCTCCACGCCGACTGCTCGCCCATGACCTCTTCCGCCGAAGCGTCACCATCCATGGAGAACTCCACCGACGACGATGCTTCTTCCGATTCGTAAGGTGCGACCTGCATCACACTGCGGCGTGTCACCGTAACCCTAATCTCTGTTTTCTTTGCTGTTGCTGCTGCCATGGTATCTCTCCTTATAGTTGGTTCCATGGATCTGGTCCCGCAAACCTGCCCCTACAGGTAGACCACGCCCCGCACCATTTGGGGGAGCAATGCCAGCCCGTCATGTTCAACGGCCATACTGGCAGGTCAGCGGAAATAAGGGTACCGGCAGAGCGGGCCAGCGCAACCAGACTCGCCCACTCCGCCGGTCCATACTCTACAAGCGTCCTGTGAACATCACCCTTCACA